AAACAAACAGTATGGAAAATTGTTTGTCTTTATATATGCCACAGATGCAATTCTATATGTGGTTGCATCAAGCTAAAGGCTGCTATCTATCTGTAATCTTTGGCAATCGCAAGTGGGCTGCTGTTTATGTCCAGAAAGATTGGGATTATATAAACAAGATGAAGGTACACATCACCGAGTTTTGGAGGCATGTCACTGAGGACACTCGCCCTTTCGGTGACAACGAAGTACCACCTGTATCTATAGATAAGATCAAAGTCGATGGCATGACTAAGCGTGACGCATCAGCAGACAATGAATTTATGAGCAGATGCCATGACTACATTGCTTACAAAGATTCAGCAAAACTATTTGAGTCAGCCAAATCTGATCTTAGAGATATGGTTGGTGACGATGAGCGAGAAGTATACTGTGATCTTCTAGCCATCAAACGCGATAAGCGCGGATCATTACGCATCACAGTAAAGGAGAACTAAAATGTCTAAAGACAAACTTGAGTTATGGAACAAGGTATCAAAGTCTGATCCCAAGTTTCTAAAGAAGGTATCATTTGGATCACGCTCATTTACAGCTATTGATCCACAGTATCAGGTCAGAGCAGCAACAGAACAGTTTGGTACGATAGGCCACGGCTGGGGATGGAGCAACGAAACACGCTTCATCAATGTATCGAATGGAGATACTGCTGTTATAGCTGATGTAACTATATGGACAGGATCGCCTAGCAATTCATTCGGGCCTTTCTCTGGATGCAGAAAGTTTTTTGATTCTGCTAAAGGTAGAATGGCAGAGGATGCACCAAAGATGGCAATCACTGATGGTCTTACAAAAGCCCTATCCCACTTAGGATTCAATGCAGATGTGTTCCTTGGCGAGATGGATGGCAACAAATATGCAGCCGATTCAAAGGCTGGTAAAAATACAGGAGGCTGGTAATGGATAACAATTATAAAATTGAGCATGATGTACCTATGCCCCGCGAAATAACAGGGCATAGTTCAAAATACAGTGTATTAAAACACATGGAGAAAGGGGACAGTATTATTATTGGCAGTGGCTTTGTCGCTGCTTTAAGACAGGCCGCAAGAAAATGGGATATAAAAATTGTTACAAGAAAGGAAAACAATATGTCCCATAGAATATGGAGAGCAAACTAATGTTTTCTTCAAAGTTTGTTTTGCATTTAGAAGAAATAAAAATAAGACTCACTAACCTAGAACATAAAGTAGAAAAATTATTATGGCTCTTACAAGAAAGTAAAGAAAAGGAGAACAAAAAATGACTGAGTATGATAACACTAACAGAGGCGCAGCTTTCAAACCCTTCCCAGAGCAACAGCTTATACTACAAGGCAAGCTCAATATCATGGGAGAAGATGGGCAAGTCGCGCTTATCATGGCTGAATCCAGAGATGGAAGCAAACGCATTGAGGTCTTTCAAAAGATAGGATGCTTGTTCCCCAATGATAAGAAGGGCAATGAAAAGGCACCTGATTACAGTGGCCCCCTTGATGGGCTGCACCAAGATTGGAAGATTGCTTCTTGGAAAGAGATGAAAGACGATAGAGCTTACATGTCTTTGCAAGTATCAGAATACAAAGCAAAGCCAATAGACGATGAGATACCTGAGTTTGGCGACAACATCAAAGATGAAACCAGTGGCTTAAAATCTGTATCAGCTAGTGACTTTATGAAATTAGAAACAGAAAAAACTAGCGCAGAGCCAAATGAAGATGTACCATTCTGAGGCAAGTTGATTAGTTCTCCGCTTGCCTCATAGGGTGGGTCAGCCGTTTATGGGTTTTTCGGCTGGCCCACTTACACTATTAATCCTTTACGATACCCATTCTTTTTATCGTAAGTAAGAGATTCTTTTCTATTACCCTCTGGTTTGTAGCTACAGTGTATCCAACCACTGTTGCCGCCAGTGTAACACTCTAATATTAACTGATCGAAATCGAGGTTGTCCTGTATCCACATAGCCAACCCATAGTTATCTACACCAGCAACTTCAAAGTCAGCCGCTTCACCTTTTGCATGTTGACTCTGGATGTTTGAACCTATAGCTACACAAAGCTCACCACTGCGGAAGCCTGACGATACAAGAAATGGCCCATGCTCATTACGAATAGGCTGCAATATATTCTCACACAACAATTTCATAGACTCTATCTGACTATCATCAGGTGTATTAGGTATCCCTTTACGCTCTGCTGTCTGGCTTTTTACCATTTCATCTAAAGAAAAATTTTCTGACAACTTCATTTCTTCATACCTTTCAATCCGCGCAATCCAAAGCTTGCAGCTATTGAAGCATAAACAGCATACTGAAACCACTCAGGAGTATTAGATAAAGCAGCGAATCCATCAGCAACATACTCTTGGGTAAAAGGAATGAAGCACATTGCAATTATAGCTATAAAGAGAATAGTCCACGCTTCGTCTTTCCAGCTATTGTCACTGGCTTGAGCCATGATCTTTTCCCAGCCAGCCTCATGCGTAGCAGCAACCTTCATTACTTCTGCTTCCGCCTCTGCTTTTGCCTGAGCCACCTTACCTTTAGCTTTGGTAGCCTCTACCTTTGACTCCATCCAACTGCCAGCCAGTGAAGCTATAGGGCCGATTAATGCCTGTATCATTCTATTATCCTAACAATATAGTTTGAACCATCGTCGTTCTTCTCAATTACAACTGTTTTGTTTTCACAAGCATACCTAACTGATGTTGATTTCTTGTATAGGTTTCTCTCTATCTTTCGTTTGGTCTTAAGACATTTAGATACTTTCTCAAATGCAGTATGTTCTGCAATATCACCGCCCATATAGAGTATCAATGTGATTGTTTCAGTTACCACGTTGTCCGTTCCTCATCTTCTCGATCTGCGCTTCAATGTTGTTAATTCTTTTTGTAAGAAACGATATAGTTAAAGCCTGTTGCTGATCGTGAGGTAATTTGCCGCCATCAGCCTGATCTTGGAGCTTTTCAAATTGACTTGAAATATGCTCAATCAACATATTTTGTTCTTGATCAGATGCTGTCAAACCTAATTCCCCTCTTGGGAACTTAATCCTAAATTCTGTGTTCTGTTTCAAATCTGCTTCAATCAAAATAATTTTATTCTCTATGCTGTTTAATCTTTCTATAATTCCAAAGTAAGCCCAAGTACCAATTGCTGCTCCAACTACCATCGCAATCAGGTTGCGTATAGGCATAGATAGTTCAGTGTTTTCATTTATCTTGGTAGCCACTATTCACCTTTGTGTTCATGCCCCATCCAGATACCAAACACTCCTGTCATTACGCCCATAACTACAGATACAAACGCAGACTGTGCTGCTGTAGGCACATCCAAACCCATAAACCATTCAGCGCAACGCCATGACATAACTGTACTAGCTAACATCATGCAGCGAGGCAGTATCTTCCAAGCTAAAAATTGCTCGACTGTAATCATAACTTTCTCCTTCAACACTACGAGCTATTGTCATAAACATTACAACAAAGAAGAAAATAGCTACCAAGAGTACACCGAAGATAACTGCACACGCTTTAATTGTCTCTGCCATTTCGTGTTGCCTACGAGCCGCTTCAACTTGTGCTTTCTTAATCGCTTCCTTTTGTTCCCTAAGTTTCTGATTATGATGATTAAGAATCTCCTGCCATGTACTAGGTTGGTCGGCTGGTTTAGGCCAACGCAGATTAATCATTGTAGCAATTTCTTGCATCTGCTCATTAAGTTTTTTAGCTTCAAGAACTGCATCAATCGAACTACGAATGTTGATGTCACCAACACCAGCTTGCTTATTACGTTCTTCATTGAGTTTCTTTTGGGCTGAGAATAACGTACCGATCTGGTCTGAAATATCTGCAACAGATTGAACATCATTGATACGAGCCTTGATAAACCCTATTGCATTTGAAGCCGCAGTAACCGCAGCGATAGCTGTTGTTATCGGCTCCATTTATCACTCTGACTTCGGATTATCCGCTTTAATCTTGGCAACGTGTTCTTGCCATTTGTCTAGGCCATTCTCTGTAATGTATTCAAGTTGTGCTGTTACATGCCCATAAGCATCCATTCTTGCTTGAAGCCAAGCTGGATTCTCTGGCGTTTCTTCTACCTCAATAGGCAAAGCACTTGCTGTAGATTTGAAACCAACCTTTGCAAAGCTAGGTGCAACACCTTGTTTCGGAGCAAACTTATGAGCCAGATCATCAAGATCAGCTTCTTTCATATCCTTTGAAAGCAGCAACTCAGCCCAGCTATCATCTGCATATCTAACTGTGGCAATGCCATTTTCAATTTTTTCAATGCTATAATCAGTCATTACCATTTCCTCATTGGGCATCGTTGCCCTTCTAGTTTAACTTTCAGTGGCATAAAACAACCACACTTTTTGCATTGCTTAATAATTGATCTAAAAAACTCACAAGCCTTGCAAATCTCATATCGTTCATCAGCAGTCATGCAACTGCGCCGTGGATTGTCCCAGAATTATTCATGGTCACACTTGTTCCAGCTACAGCCGCACCAGCAGCACCACCAGAAGAACCAGCACTTCCATTTGATGCGTTTCCGTTAGCACCTGTGCTGCCAGCAGACCCAGCCTGTCCATAGGTAGCTCCAGCCCCACCAGCACCGCCAGTTCCAGCCGATGTACCGCCAGCCGATCCAGCCCCACCTGATGCGTTTGTAACATTATAGCCTTGTCCTACACCGCCAGCCCCACCAGCCCCACCTGATGTAGAATTATTGGAATCAGTACCAAGGTAATAGCGATAGCGTTCGAGATTGCCATCACCATCAACATCAGTAGTGTGTAGGTTTCCTTTGCGACGAGTAACCCCGCCTATACTACAACTGGTATCTGTTGTAGACATCCAGCAGTAACCCATGCAGTGACAATGATACATAGGAGATATAGAAACGAGGTGTACAAAACAGGTTCCATTTGCATTGCAAATCCAATCATAGGTTCCTCGGCTATAGCTATAACTGGTGGTTACATAGCTGCCGCCGCCGCCTGTCCCGCCAGCCCCGCCACCGCCGCCGCCAGCAAACAAATTAGCACTGTTATTTATAGTTACTCCCGATGTAGCACAGCTAATGCAATTGCCACCTGCTCCTCCGTTTGCAGCACCACCATAGCCATAAACAGTGCCAGCATTATTTAGTGTCAGCCCACCAGCTAAACCAGAGGGAATAGTGATTGCATGAGTATTAGTGCCATAGACGCTAACACCAGAATTAATGTCTACAATTTTCGGATAATTAACATCGTAATCGTCACCAAAAACTGTACTAAAATTTTGATTGCTGGCATCGCTTGAGTAAGTAAACTTAAACCCTTTAGCTGCGCTGTGAAAATTGCCAATGTTTATTGCTCCGCTAGTTGGAACAGACGCAGCAAGATTAGTTGCTGTATTATCACCAGCCTTTGATAGGATATTAGAGCCACCACGATACAAGTCACCAAGAGAAATTGATGACGAACCGCCAACAAACTCAGTTCTTAAATCACTAAATGATACTGCACCTGATGCTGCTATAGACATTATGGAGTTCCGTATGCTGTTATATTGTCTTTGGCTATTACAGCCCCAGCCGTGGTGATCTTAAATACCTCAGTAGTTGTACCGCCAGAAGTATATCTGAAAACCATGTCAGAGCCATCCAATGCTGCATCCCAGCCAGAGGGGAATGCTGCTACATTATCTAGGTTTGTGGCTTGAACATCACCGTTGTTATCAATGAGGTCAGCCATCTTTAATGCTTTAGTCGTTGCCATTACGGACTCCCATACGCAGTGATGTTATCAGCACTTGTTACAGCCCCGCTTGAGGCCAGCTTGAATACTGTTGTTCCGTTGTACTTAAAATCCAAATCATTGCCATCCAAAACAATTGTCCACTTGCTAGTGCCAAACGCTACACTGCTTGAGCCAAGCGCAACATTGCCACTGCCATCTACTGACAGATTGTCGTGATTTGCTATGCCAAGACTTGAAAGACTAGGTGTAGACACAGTGCTAAAAGATAGCTGGCCTGATCCGTTTGTCTGTAGATACTGTCCGTTTGATCCGTCTGCCTGTGGGTAATTCAATCCATCAAGAACCACATTGCCAGAACCATTAGGAGTGATGTTAATATCGCGGTTGCTGACAGAAACAATACTATTCGTTCCAACATCTAGCGACCCTCCCAACACAGGTGTTGTGTCCTCGACAACATTAGCAAGCAAACTACCAGCACTAAACGCACCTTGCTGCCATGCTGATCCATCCCAGACATTCAGCTTGTTGTTTGTGCTATTCCAATAAATGCTGCCAACAAGAAGCGTGTTTCCGTCGTTGTCTACTGTCGGAGCAGACGATTTTGCTCCAAGGTATCTATCGTCAAAGGAATCCAGTGCTGCTTCAGCCGCAGTCTGCGCTGCTTCAGATGCAGTTTTTGCAGTTTCCGATGCAGTCTTCGCAGTTTCACTAGCAGTTTTTGCAGTTTCAGCCGCAGTCTTTGCTGTCGTTGCTGCCGTAGCTTGAGATGTAGCTGTGTTAGCTTGGGTTGTGGCTGTATTAGCGTGAGTTTGCGCTGTTGAAACAAGATTATTTAGAGATTGTTCTTGTGTCGTGCTTACTTTGGTAAACACTTCAACATAAAGTATATCGCCAGCCGTAGCACCAGCATTGAGAACTACATTGTTACCACTAATATGATAATCGTTTGTTGAACTGTTAGAACCTTCGACTAAACGAATACCATTTTTAAACACAAGCGTATTACCATTTGCATAAATTGACATGGTTTGGCTTGCGTCATCAGTAGTAAAAGTCGTTTGATTGCTTGTAGCTGTAAACACATGAGTTGATGTTAAGCCTTGTAAATACGCACCAGCAATTTGAAATGACGATCCTACATAAACTTTTAGCTGGCTGTTTGTTGTATCGTACCAAAGATCACCAGAACTAGGCGATGTTGGCGCAGATGAACCAACACTAAACAAATCATTGAAGCTGGTAATTTCTGAAATTGAGGTAGCTGCCGTATTAACATTGGCTATTGAACCGCTAACAGTATTAAGCGCGGTTACATTTCCCGATGTTGCTAATGTATTAAGGTCTGAAACAAAGTCAGAAGTTGCTAGTAAATTCAAGTCGGTTACAATGTCAGATGTAGCAAGAGTGTTAATATCGCTAACAATATCTGTTGTAGCCAATGTATTAAGGTCTGAAACAATATCAGTTGTGGCTAGTGTATTTAGATCACTAACAATGTCACTTGTTGCCAGAAGATTTATATCATTAATAACATCAGTTACAGCCAGCGTATTTAGATCGCTTACAAAATCAGTTGTAAGTAAACTTGCTTTTGCCGCCACGCTAGTAATTTCAGAAGCCTTGCCAGCGCAAGTATTAATGTTAGACGAATTTGAATTGACCGCATTGATATTAGTTGCGTTTGAATTTACAGCAGAGACAGCAGTAGCAATATTTGAAACCGCAGTTACGTCTGTTTTAATTGCAGCTAGTCCAGATATAGCATCCGTAGCTGTAGTGCCATCCTCAATGTCAGCTAATGTAGCTATATCAGCAGACATAGCAGCTACAGTCGTAACACCAGCTACACTAGGGCCAGATTCAACCGCGCCAGTGCTTGCATTAAAAGCAAGGGTCTTACCTATTCTGCTTGCTTTGAGAGGAAGCGTCATTGATGCAGTTTCATCTTGGTCTGCTAGTCTAAGTGATCTTGTGATTTCATCATTAAGATCAGCTTGAATCGCAGTAATTCTATCAAGCTCTGTATTTAGCGTTCCTATTTGGAATGCGCCTTGAGATGGAAAATCAGTCGTTCTTTCTAGCGCAATGCTTCTAGTTATAACAACTGTACTGCCACCAGATACACCAGTTACAGATATTGCAACTGCGCCAGTAGAACCATTACCGCCACTTACAGTGTAATCAGCACTAAGAGTTTTCTTTGTGCCATTAACATACACATTTAGATCAGCTTCGGCAAAAAACTCAAACGTAACTGTAAAAGAAGTTTGCGTTGCGCCAGCCGAAACTGTGTATGATACTCTCGGTGTGTTATCAGCTATGTTTATAGTCATGCCAAAACCCTACTCCTATTTAATAAAATGCTCAACGCACAATTAGTAACGCCCCCCAGCAAAGGCTCTACCTATTCCATTTACTTCATCCTTAATAAACCAAAGCTGGGCCATAGGTAATCTTCTTACTAATTCATTAGCACCCTGACCATAATTACCATCCATAAATTCTTTAACACCTCTACCTACATCAAAAACATAGGAAGGGGCAGCACCACCAACTGCTAATGCAGCATCATATCCATTTTTTTCCTGCTTAAATTTAGGGTTGATAAGACCGCCACTAAGATTAGGCCCATCTAATGCCTGACTTATATTCATGGCTGTATAAAATAAATCAGAATGCAATGCAGCAATACCAGATGCATCAAAAGAACGAGCTATAACATCAGGCCAAGACATTTGTTCCATTTGCCAATCTTTATATTTAAGCTCCATACCCATGTATCCTAATCCCATGGAAGCAGTTAAAGCTACTGCCCTGTTCTTTATCTGACCTTGTGCTAATGATGCTGTAATTTTGTTTGCTGCTGCAAAACTGTAAGACATAAACTGGAACGGCATGCCTAACAAACCATTTTCAATTCTAGCATATCCCTTAAATTTTTTATCTTCTTTCATGCCAAATTTTCTAGCAACATGCATCGGAACATAAAATACACCATCAACCGCAATAGGTTTATCTGCTGGTGTACCCATTAAGACAGTATTCATAATGCCTGAGTTCATAGCAGTGCGAAAATTCTCTACAGTATCTTGATCTGTTACACGCTCACTAACAGGTTTTTCTTTCTTAAACCTGTTCATTGCTAGTCTGTTTATTCTGTTTTCATATTTTATAGAAGTTTCGCCTTTATTTCTTTTAAACTTGCCATGCATCATTTCATGCAAAAGAATAAAATCTGCTAAATCTTCTTTTGTTTTGAATCTATCAGCGTTTATTAATCTAAATTCTGCATGCATTAAACTTTCGCGTTGAGCGTCTGTTAAATCTTTTCTTGCTTTTTGTTTTTTTAGATTGCTGGCAAATTCTTCTCTTCTTGCTTTGTCGCTTAATGCAAGAAAGGTATCATTGACTTTATCTGTATTCAAATAAACAGTACCATTTTCGTAATGACCAAATGGCACACCTTCTTCTGCGTCATCCCAACCAAATCTTTTACGAGCAGCAGCATATTCAACTGGATCAGTAACTACTTTCTTAACATTAAACTCATCTCCAAACCTTGAGACAATAACCTCATCTCCAAGATTAATATAATTAAGGCTTTCTTTTCTACCTGTAGTCCATTCTCTTGTATTAGGTAAATACAAACCAGATTCTGTTTTATCCCAAGGAGCATTAGCTATAGCTTTGGCTTCTTTTGCACCAATGTTATATCTAGCTAAATAAGCTACTTCCATTGGACTTGCCTTGCCCTGAGTTAATTTTATAGAGTAGTCAATTAACGTATGCCCTCTAGCAATAGCATCCATCTTCTTAAATATAGTAGTCATTGGCGCAACGCCATTAAGCATAAAGAAACCAGTGCGAACCTTAGACATCATCCCTTCATTTAATGGGTTGTTCTTCATATTTTCAGTAAAGCGTAAATGAGCATCACCCTTTAGAATGTCGATAATCTCACCAGCAATGCGTCCTTCAGCAGATGACATACGCACTCTATTGTCGCTCATAACCCCAAACAACATCTTCCATACAGTACCCATCTCATGTTCCATCATTACCTTGGCAAAGTCTGGAAGCGTAGAAAATCCAGCAGAACCAAGATAATTTAACATGGCTAGGTCTTTTAATATGATAGCTGACTTATAGTTTAAGGCATCAGGCTCACGAATAACTGTACCATGCACTCTATCATTTAGATGGCGTATATCTCTTAATGTAGCATTAATAGCACCTTCACTCATTTTACCATCAGCAAGCATGCTAAGTTCTACATCATCAAGTAAATCATCAATGCTTCTATTAAACTTATTCATAAATTCATATTGAGGCGCAACCTTGGCTGTATATGTTTTCATAACATTGATAGGATTTGTTTCAATAAAATCAATTACAAGTTTATTAGGAATGTCTATATCACGATGCCTAAAATGTTTTGATCGCCCATGTCCAAAGTATTGTGCATTAACATCTGTTGGGTCTTTGATCCCTAATATTTTATCTATGGTATCATCTGCACGTTTGCTTACAGCTTGAAGGCTAGAGTCTAACTCTACCCTGTCGTAACCAGTTACTTTTCCTGTTACAACATCAGTTCTAGCTTTGTATATAAATGGATTTGCTGTGTACCAAGAGATTAAAATTTCTCTTAGTGCGTTTCTATTATCTTTAATATAGGCTTGATTCCAGTATCTAGGATTAAACACATCCTCATTAGCTGGCATAGTCAAACCCTTGCTAGAATTTTCTATATGAAAATTAGCATCATCTAATTGATCTTTTAGCTTGTTAGATTTTAATCTTAATAAATTAATTTCTCTTATTTTTAAGGGCGAAACAGAACCAGAAGATATAGCTTTTTCTAATTTAGTTATAGCGTTTTGAACAGAAAGCAAATCAGCTTCAAGCCTTGGCACAAGCAGCTTATAATGTTCTGTGCTACCGATAACGCCACTAGATTTTAATCTTGTTTCCCATTGGGAATAATATTCATCAATACGGCTCATAGCTGTAGCTTCAGCTTTGGAAGCAGGAGCTTCACCCTTTATGCGCTTCTTGTTTACATCAGTCATCCACTCAACAAATGTTTTTTGTGCTGGCTGCGCTTTAATTCTAGCAGCAATTTTATTAGTAACACCGCTAACATTTGCAGTGTCTTCTGTAATCATTGCGCCAACTTTTGATGCTGTAGCTCCAGTGTTATAATCAAGTATAGTTTGTTTGCCTACGCCATACTCTTCGCCATACAAGCTTCTTAAATCATCATAGACAGACACCCACTCACCATCACGCATAGCAGCTTTCTGATAAACAGATGGGCCAAGAGTAAATCCCCTCTTGTGCAAATTAAGCAATATACCTGAGTCGCCAGCTATACCTAATATTACTTCTTTAGCTAATGCTGGAGCATTTGGATTTTGTAAAACACGTTTCATAGGTGTTGTTACAAACTTAAATGCCCAACTATCTGTAAACAAATTTTTAGGCATGCTTTGGTCTTCGCTTGTAAAGTTTCTTTCACCTAGCTCTAGCCTTTGTTCTTGTTCTGCTTTTAATAAATTGTAATCACTTTCTGCTTTGTTAGCAGCTTCTCTATTTTGTTTTACAATATTTTCAAGATCAACAATTTCAGTTTCAGATAAATTAGACCTGTCTGCATTTAACTTAGCTTCAGCTTCATCAGCCATTTGCCTTAATCTTAATATTGTTCTAGGAGAATCATTTACTACAGCTTGCACATCTTGATCTGATACTTGAGAAAAAGGACGCTCTTCTGTTGGCGCAAGCTTTCTTGAATCAATAGTAGGGGCCAAACTAAGTTGCTGATCTCCAGCAGCTTTTTGTGTTGCTTCATAAGCTTTAGCTCTGCGTGTAGCTGGTACTGCTATTGCGCCACCTAAAATATTACCAGCAACAAAAGCTGTTCCAACATTTATAGCTGATTCAACAGGAGTATTTAGAGGATCAAATGGTGCGCGGATAGCTTCTTGACCAACTTGTAATGCGGCTACACCAGAGCCAACCCTTAAACCAGAACGAAGAATGCCAACAGTAGGGCCACCAAAGGGTAGCGCAACAAGGTTGACAGGATCAGCCAAACCAACAAACAAATGAGTAAAGAAACTTGTGTTAGAAAGTACACGCCTACGCGCAAGATTATCATCAATGCCCCTTTTTAATTCTTGCATGTGTTCTGCGTTTTGCGCCAGCACCAAATCATTAGCGTATTCTTCATACCCCTTCATGTCGGTTAAGGGGTTGTAATCTTTATCTACAACGTCTCCATGGTTAATCCTAGATTTTATGTGATCTATAATTGGAGCGTAGGTGTAACCAATAGAAGCAGCAAAAGATTCTCCTATTGATGGGTCTGTATCTTCTGCCTTGGCTTCTCCATAATATCTAATGTTATGCGTCCATGGATCAACAGTCATTGACGCAGCTTCCATATAGATTTGATCTGGTGTTCTTTTTAGTGGGCCATCTGGCCTAACTTCTGCAACTGTTGACAGTTCAGCTTTAGTTGGCTCTGGTGTTACCGCGCTAATAACTGGCTCACGCTCGTCCATATCATCTTCTTCAGAAACAACTGAAGTAGGAGCATCAAAGTCTAATTGCTCTGTGTCTATTGCAGCAGCAGTTAATCGTGCAACTCTTTCATCTCTTGATGTTTGAGATGGCGGTCTGACGCTTAATGGTTGTGGCTGAGATTCTGGCGCATCAGGCATATCATATTTATCAATCTTATCTTGCGCTACATCTACAATCTGTTGATTAGACAACTCATTTAAGCTTGGGTCAGCAGGAGCATCAGGCATATCATATTTATCAATTTTTTCTTGAGCTACATCCACAAGCTCTTGATTAGATAAATTAGTTAATGGTGATTCTTCTGGTTTTGTTATGCCAACAATATCAAGGGCTTGAGAAAGTCTTGTCGATTGCGGCATGTCAACAGCAGAAAGCTTAAAAGCTGTTTCTAATAACTCTGGCTTTAGATAATAACTTGCTGTTTCTGGAGTGTTTTCAAACCTAATTACAGACCTAACAAGTTTAGGCAAATCATCAAGAGTAATTTTATCTTTGCCAACTTCACCTTTAATAAAATCAATATATTTATTTGTAGGATTATTATCTGATGGAGGTGCATACTTCATAAACATTTGAGTGATGTCACCATCAAACTCATTTATCTTTGATCTTAAATCAATATATAATGCTCTTAAACCCATCTCTGGAGAATCAAATATTACATACGGCTCACCATTAGCGTCATAGTAAAACTCACCTGTTTCACCAGCATAGCCCTGACCAGCACGAATGTTACCAGCATTGTTATATATGTTTGTCATTCAATCTCTTAAAATCTATTTATTAAATTTTCCTGCATTACATCTTTTACTTCTGGTATGCGCTTGGCTGTAAAGCCTGTTGCTCTTTGCATTGCTAGTCGTTCAAGGTTTTCGGCTGTAACAGGGTCTGGCACATCTACACCTACAGCAGCTTTTAATTGCTTTACATCAACTATAACTTGATGTCTTGGATTTGGTTGTCGTGGATTTGTTGTTCTTTTAGCGGCTATAAGCGGAACCATCCTGCCATCGGTTCTACGTTCAATAACCATATATCTCATTTCATCTGTAGGCGTTCCAGCACCCTTTAGTGGCATTAATACCAATCTGTTTTGTGGGGGCAGATCAACAAAACCTTCACCCTCTACAATCATTGAGTCGTATTTTGTTAAATGAAATCTTTTATTAGGCATTTGATATTCTGTAGCAACTAAACGATTTAGAAACTTAACAACCTGATGCCTATCATCCTTGTTAGGAAATATAGCAGACAATGCTTGGCGTGATCTGTTTACATTTCCATAATCAAAATCCTGTACAACCCCTTCTGTCTTTTTATAAAGATTTTTGAAAAACGCTTCTGTTGTTTCTTCAATTTGTTTTTTACTAGCATTGCCAGCTACTAAATATTCAATATAGGGTAGCAAGTCTTTGGCGATATTAGGATTAACAGTATTAGTAGCAAACAAAGGGTCATCTGTTGTTGCTTCTGCAAGAAACTGATTAAGACCATCTGGAAACATTGCTGCTATTTTATCACCTAGAGTTGCTTTATCACGATGCTGTGCGCGTATATCATCCATAATGGTAGGTAAAAGAGGCTCCCCTTTTTCATCTACATAACCTCTAAACTTAGCTACATTTAATACAGCTTCAAAAAAAGCGTTTTCTTCTGAGCTTAGTTTAGAAGTATGCCACATATTTGTAGCGGCCCTGCTTCCGTCAGTAGACAGCACACGACTAAACTGATCGTAATGTGCCATTAATATTTCTTGAACTTTTGGGGGAAGGTTCATTGAACCAGAAAACATAACCTTCATATAATTCTGTAAAGAATCAGGGAGAACATTTGTTCTTTTTACTATTTGGCCCCATTGATCTCTAGTATTTACAGATTCTTGAGTTAAGAAAAACCGATCATTACCTTGCCCTACAGTATTAATTACAGCTTCATCAACAACTTCTGTATGCTTAGTATCTGTGCTTAATCCTCGACCATTTGCAACTTCATTCCCCGCTTTTATTTTAGCATTTGTTTTAGCGTTTGCGGTTTCTATTTGGCCTTTCTTTACAGCATGTCTATTTATGTGCCGATACAACTTATCGGAATCAACGGCAACATCCATTGTCTCAATAATTTTATCTGCCACTGACCTTAATTCATTGGGAACGCTACCAAACTGACCACTGCTATCTATATACTCAGCAAATTCTGAAGTTTGTTTAGAGTTTAATCCAGAAGCGACAAATGTACTTAAACCTTTGAGAAGTTCTGATCGTGACCTTGCTACAGAATTAAGTGCTGTTACCCTGTTAATTGCAGCATCACCTTTGGCTGGGTCAGCTAAAGCTATAGTAGCTTTTGAATGAGTTTCAAAAACATCAATTGCACCATCAATATTTCCGTTTGCTAATTGTTCAATAATTTTTCTATCAGTAGCTTCTCTTTCTGGAACAAGCCCATCTTCAGCTTCTGCTTTGAGAAGTAAATTATCTTTTTTTGCTTCTCTTTCTTGTTCTGTTCTAACAGCAGCTTTTGCATTTTCTTCATTAACCAATCTTGATTGCAGGGAAGCTAATTCAGCATCTGCAAAGTCTTTGATTTCATAGAATATATTTCGTGCTTCGGTGTAGTCACCATCTGCATCTTTTACAAACTTAACACTTTCAGCAGTAAGAATTTGTTGTGCAATGTTTTGTAAAGGCACAGGCAATTTATCTAAGCCAGCACCATTTGCTTCAAGCACTGTTCTAAAATCATTTATGTTAGAGGCTTTTAGTTCTTCGCTGCCTTGCACTAAAGCTGCTACCCTTGATATAATCCCGCTTGTTCTAGCCTTAAATAGTTCTGTTCTGTAGGAATTAGACATTGGTCTAGTCATTCCACTTGGATCAGAAATTGCTAAGTCTTGTATTCTTTGCAGCAGTCTAAGTTCACCTGCTTTAGCGTCAGTAACAGCTTTAGGATCATCCGATGCCCATAGTGTAGCTATGTCGGATACGCTTTCAGTAAAGTGATTATCAAAGTCTTGTAAAATATTTGCTCTTACAGTTTTTGCCTGTTGCTCCATAAAATTAATTTTATTAGAAGCAAGCAAAGAAGCCCCAACAGCAGAAACAACCTGCTTAAAACTAGGGTCAACATGTTCTATAGATGAATCAATAAATTGACCAAATGAATCAGAAAATAATGTTACTCCATTTGGATCATCTTTGTGTGTTATATAAAGTTCTTTGGCCTTGAGCTTAAAATCTGTTTCTATTTGACTAACGTATCTTGCTTCAATTGCTCTTTTGTAAGCTTTTTGAGCAACAGTCCCAAACGATGCTGGGGCTGCTAGGTTAGTCATCATTTCTATTTCATTTGTTTCAGGATTAATAGAACGTAAAGAACCTATTTCTTTAGACCGCGCTAAATCCTCACCAGCCTCAATAGCGTTAGCTTTTGCATTAGCAAAAGAGTTTTGAATCATCTGGTCTGCAATCTTATTGACGCTGCGGAACACAGCACCAGAACCAGTGTTTGCTCTAACTACACCAATAGGAGAAGCGAAGGTTGTTCTTTGTTGTTTGATTACAGCCAACTTAATCTCCTATGTTTTAGTTTGTTGGTTCTGATAAAAACCACTAGCAATAGCACTGCCAGCACCAAGATACCCAGCCAGCATTGCGTTTCTACCTCTAGCCCTAGCCATGTCAGCTTCTTGTAGCTGCTGTGATGCTTTCATAAATCCAGTAGATGATATTTGAGCAGCGTCTTTAGTAGCTATTTCTTCTTGCGCTGACATAAAACCTTTCAAAGACCTATCAGATGGATCACGATTAAGGAAAGCAAAGAAAGCTAGGTTGTGGCTTTGTGCCTGTTGGAAATCACGCAGCCTTGCATTAGACTTTTGAAATGCCTCAATTTTAGTTTGCCTAGCATTAAGCTGCATTTGGTATCTATCGTATGCAGCTTCATTAGCTTTCGCTTGCCCTTCTGCTATAGAAGAAGCTACTGATAAAAATGTGCCTATTCCTTGAAACATTAAAACGCTACCTCTGCTACTAAACCATTAATCTGTAATGATAATGGGGATATTTGTGTGATTTTAACTGTTGGATCAGTGCTGTACCCAAGCAATCTAAACTCTTCTTTGCCAGTAACAGCTACTCTATCTTGGCTAAAATTACTATTTACCTGTCTAATAACAAGCGCAGTTCCATTGACAGATACAGAGAGGGTAGAGTTTAAGTCTAATATTACCCTGTTAATCGCTCTAGGTTGCCCTGTGAGTGGCCCTCCGACCACTTGGGCATCAACAGGTAGTGTTTCAGCCTCTACGTTGAATGAGTAGCCAATCTCGGCGGATGTTATTTCTTCGACTGCTGAGACATCTACATTGCCACCAGCCACTGTAAACGAGCCAAGATAGTCTGTGCCGCTAACTACATCTACTACAGCACCATTTGCAAAGTGACTAGATACAGCAAACACACCAGCAGTTCCTGTAAACTTATCTGAAAAATCTAAATTGTATTCGCTGTCCATTTCAGAAAGAATAAACTTTTGAGAGCCACCACCCTTGTCATGCTGCACTACAAAAAACACTCGATCATCAATTACACACACAGAATGAAACTTGCCTTGTGTTGTAAACTCTGACCATCCAGCACGTTCTTCTGATCTGTTAGAGGTAAAGATAGCTATCTTACCATTCCTATTTATAAGGAACGCATAAGATTCTGGTCTGTTTATTGCGCCAGTGAGAACGCCCATTTGTACTGGATCAGTAATTAAATGGGGCGAAAGTGTACTTATACCTGTAGAAACATAAGCACCTTCAGAATCTGAAAAGATGTATTCTCTAACAACAGACCCTGTTTTCTGAACAAACAAAGTTGCACCATCAAAGGGTTGAGGTCTTACAGAGCTAGCTCCATAGGGGGTTTGTCTTTTGATTTGTGCATTAGTAGGCGTA